AAAAGCACCTGCAGCCACTGCTGACGCATAGTCACTTTGAGTCATACCACCAGCATAAGATTCATTTATTTGAGCTCCCGCTCCAATCATTTTATCGAAATCTGTATATCTACCTACGTTAGGGTCACTGTACTCAACTCCAAAAGTATCAGCCAAAGCGTTTCTAATACCATAACCTATGGAACTCGTGTCCTTATACATACCTGATAAATCATCAGGTACAGAACTATAGTAACCACTATTAGGACTAGCACTAAGCACCGGTTTACCGGTAAGCGTATTAAAACCAGCTGTAAGTGCTTGTAGTGTTCCCGGCATTGCTATACTTGTTAAATCTGTACCTACATTTGTAAGACCGCCGGTAATACCACTACCAAAATACCTATCTACAAGATCTTGAATACCAAAACTTTGTTCGTTCATAGCATTAAACGTGTCTTGATCTATTTCCGCTAAACCTGCTGCTTTTCTTTTTACATTTTCTGCTTTTAAAGCTTGTGTAGTTCCAAAATTATAAACACCACTAAAAAGACTGTCAATTATACCTAGATTAGGGGCTATGTTTGTGTTTGCAATTGCTTCTGACGAAGTTGACACAGTATCATTAACTGTATTATTTGATGAACCATCTTCTTGATTAATATTACCAGCTAATGCATTAGCTAAGTTAACAGATGGGTTTTGACCTGGAGCTGTATAACCACCAAATTGTATACCGGACATAGGATTAGCTGGATCTAAATTAAAGTTTGTTCCTATAATACCCGTACCTGGAGCTGTAAGAGTTGCATAATCATCATCCGAAAAATTACTATTATTATTATTATTACCACCACCATTATCATTACCAGTACCACCACCAGCAGGGTTTCCACTACTGTCTGACATAGCACCGCCATAGCCTTCAGCTCCCATTCCGCCAGGACCTTGCGATCCGGGACCGCCTCCATTATAAAAACCTTGACGCCTATTTATGATGCCACCTTGTGCCATGCTGTCTCGTAACACACCAGCTCTAGACATAACATCTTTTCTTTGTTCTTCAGTCATTTGTTCAAACAAAGCAAATTCTTGCGGGCTTAAACCTTCTGCAAATCTCTCTACAATATCCCTATATTCTGAACTCATAGGTTATTATTCCTTAATAGTAGCTTTCATTTGTTTTATACCGTCTTTGGCTAAGGATATTGAAGCTCGCATTTTAGCATGATCGTCATCTTGTTCGAGTTTATCTTCAGCTATTTCACGGTTAGAAACTAGTCGTAAAGCGTCCATTTCAGCCTTAGTTTCACCCTCTTCGCGCTTTCTTTCTTCTTCTTTAGCCTTTAACTGTAGTTCATCTGACTTTAATTTCAACAATGGGTCGTTGTCTATTTGATTTAGCACTTTTTTCTCTTCTTCTAAGTACTCCGCCATAATTTCAGCTATTAAAATAGCTTTTCTTGACTCAACTTTCTCAGTTAAGTTCTTCATTTCTTGTTGCACTTGCATTAGTTCAGGGTTTTGTTGCATTTGTTGTGCCATTTGTGGATTTTGTTGCATTTGACCTTGTAATTGTTGCATTTGCATCTGCATTTGTTGCATTTGCATCATTTCGTCCTTAAATTCTAGTTGCACTTGCTCTTGACCCATCAAAGTTATGTGTTCAAGGATGTTTTTTTGCAATAAAGCTAGTATTTGTGGATTAGTTCGAGCCATCATAGTGCCCATAAAGCTTAAATGTGCTGCCATATGTGCTTGGTGGTCTTGATTTGGAAAAGCTTTGAAAGGTGTACCGCTTAAAGCTTGTATATTTTCCATAGCTGGATCCATTGGTGCTGGTTGTTGTGGTTTCTTTAATAACAAATCAATATCTTTAATACCTAACGCTTCATACATACCACGATAAGCATGATACAAATTATGCATTTTAGGATTAGACATAGCTAACTGCATCGCACTTTGTGCAATACTAATACGTTGTGTTTGTGAAAATATATTAGGATCAGCAATTGGAATAATGTCTATCTTGTCGTCAAAGTCAGCTGCAAATATTTGTCTTTCACCACCGACAACATCATATGGATATTCTGGTGGTAGGTAAGTTTTCATAGTTGATGCTAACAACATAAACTCACATTTTAAACTTTGGTAAAGTCGTTTGTGAATAGCTGACATAACTCGCGAGCCGCGTTCCAATAACGCTACGGTCGTGCCTACTGCTGCATTTTGATTACCATCACCAACTTGCATATCTGCAATTGAAGCAAATCTTTGTCCGGCTTGAACTACGACACCCATTAAACTTAATAGTGTTTCTGATGGGCCTTTAAATGGTAAGGGCATAAATGCATCTTTAAGATTTCCACCAGGCGCGTCAACATCTCTGAACTCACCCGGCTGCAACGGTTGAGCTTCATCACGTACTCTGATGCCACGCATTTTAAATCCAGCAGGTAAGTTAGCTAAAGTACCAGCATCTAGTAATTGTCTTAATGCACTAGTTGCCGTTCTTGATAAGCCACCAATCATGTGGATTAGACCAAAGCCATAAAAGCCTAGTCCTGGTAAAAATTTAAAGTGTACAAAATAATCACGGCGCATGCGTAACGGATCTTCTGCTTTAAAATTTCTTCTAATAGCTAAAACCGTTCCTGAGCCTTCGTCAACTGAAACAATGTAAGGTAGTTTAATCCCAGTTGCTTCACCTTCTTGGCTGACGTCTTGAAAGCCATCTAAATCTAATTCACAATGACATTCTAAAATAGTATGTACTTCATCAATAGTGTTACTAACACCGGAAATAGAATCTTTCTTTTCTTCTACATCACTAGTGTTGTATCTAGTTTCTTGTATCTCTACGTCACGATAAAAACCGTTAATTTGATTTTTAATTAAATCATTTGTAGTAACTCTAACACTATGTGTAATTGATTCAGCATCTTCTAAAGAAGTGGCATTATAAGGTACTACTAAATCTTCTGCTGGGATAAATTTAGAAACACATCTGCCTAAAAGTGAATCGTAATAAACTTTTTTAAAGGTAGAACCAGCAAGAGGTAGATTAAATAACATTTGATCAAACTCAGGCTCATACTCTTTCATGTTTACCATTAACTGGTAATTCATATATTCTTTAACCCGTAAAGCTTGTGCTTCTTTGGGATCATCTACTTTACCAATAACTTGGGTTCTGACCGGACCACCTGCAGGTAATAATTCTTTATAAGCTAAAGATTGAAATTGAGTTACTGCTTCTGCTAAGACAGGGTGTGTAGCACCGGAAGCGCCTTGAAAAGGTTCTGATCTGTTTTCATATTTAAAACCAAGTAAGTCTAAACCTTTAGTATAAGAGTCTTCCCATTCTTGACGTGATGATTTGTGCTCATCATAATTATTAATAATTTCTGATCCAATCTCTTGTAAAATTTCTTCTTCTAAAAACTCTGCTAAATTCTCTTCATGACCAGCTGTGCCTTGAGGCGCGAGGGCATTAGGGTCAAAATTTATTTCTGCCCCACCATCTTCCGTTTGAGTAATTTCAATAGGTTGTTGGTTTTGTTGTTGTTGTAAGTTACCTTGTATCTGTTCTATTTGTCCTTGCTTACCTGGAACATTAACTTTAGTTCTAATATTATTAGGTAACTGTATTCTGTTATCTTTTTCTATAGCCATTAACTAATCTTTCTTTTAAACATTTGACCAATACCATTGGACATTGGACCACTTCGTGGTGGTATTAAACCACCATTAGCATTTAAAGTTCTGTCAGGAGGTATTACCGCTGCGTCCAAATCACCAGCGTTTAATTGGTTTCTAAAATCTTTTAAACGTTCAGCAAGTGCATCAGCTTCTGTAAACTTGCCTTCTTCTATTAAATTTTTTAATTGTGCGTCCATAGCTTGAATTTCAGCTAAAGTTGAGTCTGCTATTTTTTGAACTTTAGTAGGTTCAACATTAAACATTTCTTCAAGAAATTTAGATGGGTTGGCTTCAGCTTGACTTTTCATGCTTGACGGTATACCTGAGTCTGCAATCAATGCATCATCGGACATACTATCTACTCGAGAAAAAGCTTTGTCATTATTAATTTGTTCACTAATATCATCTATAAAATTAATTTTACTACTTTTACCATAATTAGTATTTATATCAATTATGTTAGCAATGGATTCTGCGCTGTCTGGATCAACTCGTTTATAGCTACCGGCTTCATAACCTTCATTAACATAATTAGCAATAGCCCCTTTAACTTCATCCACATCACCACCGATTTCGTCTGCAAATTTTTTAATAGAATCATCAAAAGTTTGCACTACTGGTTTAGCAAGTTCCTCTGGAACATCACCCTTTGCTACTAAGTCTTTAGCTTTACTTAAACTAGCGGTTTCTTCAGCTTTGTAAGCAGCGATTACCTCATCCATTATTTTTGGATCATCTAGTCCTAGACTAGTCATGGTTTTTTTTAATTCAGAAACAGTGGCTGGTTTGCCTTTAAAAGCTTTCTTTAAAGCATTTAATATTGCGGTTACTATACCCATCAGTAGTACGTCCTTTGTTGTTGTGGCAATGGTTCATCTTCGTAATCATCGGGATGATTTACAAAGCCCCCTTGCCTAAATCTCATTACTGCTTGAGTCATACTATCCACCAAGTCATCATGCTCACCTAATGGAAATGCAGCGCATTCCTCAATCACTTCCTCTGCCCATTTTGTGTCCGGTGCCCAAATCATACCAGATTCAAACAAAGGTGCAACAGAGTTTATTCTAGTATGTTTATCATTTCCACGGCTTGGTGTAAAGTTAATAACTGGTATACCCATTTTACGCATTTCATACGTTAATGGTAGTCCTGAAGCTTTTGCCTCCACGATCACCGTTTCGGGTTTCCAATAGTCATATTGTTCTTTAGCAATCCGTCTTAACTCAGGAAATTCATATCTATCTTTGACCATGTCTACTAAGATTAATGCCGGTCCACTATCTTCGCTAGGGTGAAATACGCCCCACGTGGTAATAGCACTATAATCGGCCGTTTCTTTTTTCATAAAGGCGGTATCATAGCTTTGTATAATATGCTCTAGTGGCGGTAATTCGTCTTTGTCCCAAACTTGCCACCACTCCCGTTTAACAATAGAACCTTCTGCTGCTGTGGGATTTTGCTGGTATTGTGCGTTCCATTTGAGTATACTTACGGATGCTTTCACTGCTTCAAGTTCTTCTAGTTTCCAATAACCCGGCCACACCGGTTTCCCGCTTGGCAAGATTGCCGGGAATTCAATTACTTCCCATTGGTCTGATTTTGGTTCTTTTTGTGCACGTTGGAGTTTACCTGTTAGATCAGCAACGTTCCACCGCGTCATCACC